TCACGTAAAGATGATATCACTTTAGTTAGTAAAAGTACTGTTAACATTGCTACACCAAATTGGGCAACTGATATGGAAAAGTTTTTTACAGTTATAGAGTCATTAGCGCAGGAGTTAGTCAATTTATCACAAGGCACAGCCACGTTTTCTACCGGTACTGGACCTACCGGCCCATCTACTAATTTAGGCGCGTTACAAAATATCTTAGCGCAACTTAAATCGATGAGACAGTGATATGCCTTTACTACAAGAACAACTATTTTCTTCGCTAAGTAAAATATTCGCCGTGCCGTCTAGTAATAAGAAATCAACAGAAATTGCTACTGCACTTTGGCAATATTCACAAGGCATAACTCCTGCAAGTGTAGCAACATTAACCAGTTTAGGATTTTTAATTTCTAGGTTTGAGTCATATGATGGCAAGGAACACTCATTGGCAGATTCTTTAACTGAGATATTACCCGTATATGCACAGCAATTGGCATTAGGAATGCAACCAGCATTTACTGGAATAGTGCCTAGTAAGCCATTACCTAATTTTCGATTAGTCGTACGCGGCGTTACTACTAGCATTGAATGTGCTAATAAATTATCAGCTGAAATACATGTATGGTTGATTAGTGGTATTGCTATAAATAATACTAGCGGAGCTGTAATAGCATGGGGAGTTATATAATTAAGCACTCAATACTTTAAATACTTTTCGTAATTTACCTTATAACATATTTATATAAAAATAGAAATTATTATGGAAACAAAATCATTTTTTAATGCTTTACGTAAAATCATTCGCGAAGAAGTACAGGCGGCAGTCCGTACGGAAATGAAACGTGTATTAAATGAACAACGTGTTGCACCTAAACAAATTATTGACCATGGCATTCGAATGTCAGAACAAGCAGTTAAACCTAGTAAGCCTAAGACGTTTGTTAAAGACCCAATGTTAAACGCTTTGCTAAATGAAACAGCGGCCTCGCCATTGATTCAGGATGAATGGGCTACAATGGACTTTAAAAGTGAAATGGCACAAGCGTTCGGTGGAACGAGATCAGCCGGGCCTGATATGTCGTTTGCTACTCCGGCTGTCGCTCCTTTGCAAGATATAAATGGAGCTCCGGTAAACGTACGAAATGAAAATGTAGCGAATGTCGTTAATGCTATGACAAAAGATTATTCAGCGTTAATGAAAGCGATTGATAAGAAGAAAGGTATGCGTTAATGTCTAATAGACCAATATATAGATATCAGCCGATCAATTTATTTCCAGATCGCACCATTGGAATTAAACTACCGTTTAACCGTGCAGCCGCAGGACAAACTAGTACATCAGCATATAATTCAGCCGCATCTAATGGCGGTACGTTATTTAATATGTCAAAAACTACAGAAGAACAGTCGACTAGTAATTTAATTAATTTAGTTATGACTGAAGTAGGGGAACGGTATATGCAACCAGAATTTGGAACTACATTACGCCGTACATTATTTGAACAGAACACTGAAGATCTTGTTAGCGCTGTAGACGACTCATTACGTAGTGCTATAGCGCGTTGGGTGCCGTATATTGAACTAGTAGATTTAGATATTAGCCGTAATATTGACCGTCATATATTTTCAGTAAAGATTATATATAGGATCACTAATTTTCCGGCAGAACGTGTTATCAATGTACTGTTGTCTGAGAATACTATACAAGTTATTCCTGTAAATAATAATGATATTACGCCAATGGTATTAACTCAAGTTGGGAGCTATTAATGGAATTAGTTAAAAAGGATGTAAAGTATTTAAATAAAGATTTTGCACAATTTAGACAGAATCTTATAAATTTTACACGCCAATATTTTCCTAATACGTATAGTGATTTTAATGAATCATCTCCCGGTATGATGTTTATTGAAATGGCATCGTATGTAGGCGATGTATTATCATATTATACCGATCAGTCGTTTAGAGAGTCATTACTTAAAACTGCACATGAAGATGCCAATGTTTTAATACTATCACAATTATTTGGGTATAAGCCAAAGTTAAATTCGCCAGCGACAGTAACTGTTGAAGTATATCAGTTAATACCGTCTATAGGAAGCGGCGTGAACGCACAGCCTGATTATAGATATGCATTATCTATTAAAGCCGGAATGCAGTTGAGTACCTCGACAGGTACTACTAAATTCCGTACGGTGGAACCTGTTGATTTTAGTGCTAATACGGCAGACAATCCTACAGAGATATCCGTATATGAGTTAGACAATAACGGCAACGTTTTATTTTACCTTTTAAAAAAATATGTTAGTGCTGTTAGTGGTGAAGTTATAACAACTAATTTTACATTCAATGAGCCTAAGCCATATGATAAAATATCATTGCCAGAAACTAATGTATTAGATATTATCGATATAGTTGATGCTGAAGGAAATCCATGGTACCAAACAGATTATCTAGCACAGGATACAGTGTTTGAAGATATTGCGAACATTCCATATAATGACCCAGATATGGCCGTGTACAGAAGTACCGTACCGTATATTTTAAAACTACGTAAAACACCCCGCAGATTTGTAACTCGTATACGAAGTGATTATCGTACTGAAATTCAATTTGGGTCAGGTATTAGTTCGGATGCGGATGAAGAAATTATTCCTAATCCAAAAAACGTAGGTTTGGGATTAGAATATCTAGAACGTACTACTAACTCAAATATTGATCCTAGTAACTTTTTATATACTAGTACATATGGCTTAGTTCCATACAATACAACATTAACCGTACGATATAGTGCAGGCGGCGGCATCAATGATAATATATCTTCAAATATATTAACAGTAATAGATGCTGTAGAATATGTAACGGAAATTAACAATGTCGATTTAACGTTTGTGAAATCATCAGTGGCTGTAAACAATGCGTTGCCGGCAGTTGGAGGTAAGGCTCGTGATGAACAAGAAAGTATTCGTCAAAATGCCATGGCGTCATTTGCAGCACAAAATAGAGCTATAACAAGAGAAGATTATATTGTACGTTGCTATTCAATGCCAGCTAAATATGGATCTGTTGCTAAAGCTTATGTTGTAGCTGATTCGCAAGTTAATGCATATGATATTACATATCCACGAGAAACTATTCCAAATCCATTAGCATTAAATGTATATGTATTGTCATATAATGCCAACAAAAATCTTGTACCGGGTAATACAGCGTTGCTAGAAAATTTACGTACATATCTATCTAATTATCGTATATTGACTGACGGTATTAATTTAAAAACTGCGTATATTGTTAATTTAGGTATTGAGTTTGAAGTTATTCCTAGGCCTAATTTTAATAGTAATGAAGTATTGTTACAATGTATTGATAAACTTAAGACTTTATTCGATAATGATCGTATGCAAATTAACGGGTCAATTAACATATCAAACATCATAAGTGAATTAGATAGATTGGATGGCGTTCAAAGTATTCCTAAATTAGAATTTACTAATTTATATGATACCCATAGTGGCTATTCTGGAAATGTTTATAACATTGAGTTAGCTACCAGAAACGGAATACTATATCCTAGTTTAGATCCATGTATTTTTGAAATTAAATATCCCGATAATGATATTAAGGGTAGAGTAATTAGACCTTAAGGAAGTGTACTATGTATCAATTTTATTATGTAGATAGAGACGCTACAATATACGAACAATTTACAGATCGTAATACTGGTATAGATTCTATTTTAGAATTAACTAAGATAGCATGCGGTTCTAGATCTAATGGCGGCGATTTTTATGCGAATACATTTAATAGCCGTATATTATTAGATTTTAGTGGACAGCTATCATTATTAGCATCGGCTATATCAAGCCGCGAAATTCCGCCGGTTGGTACTGGCATTGGATCATCGTCTGTATATTTAAGTCTTAGAGCATCAGATGCCACTGATTTACTTACTGCATATACATTAGAGGCTTATCCAGTATCTGAATCTTGGAGTAATGGGAATGGTAACTATAATGATCTGCCACCGATAACAAATGGCGTGTCATGGTATTACCGTACATCAGCTGATTTACTTACTACATGGAATACTGCTTCAGCTGCTAGTGGAAATGAATTTGGTGTTACTAATAGGGCAGGTGGAGGTACATGGGTCACTGGATCTTCTTATGAAGCTAGCCAGTCATTTAGCTTCCAGTCACCTGATATTAGAATGAACGTTACTGACATAGTTAAGCATTGGGTAAACAATGATACACCTAACTACGGATTTGTTCTTAAAAGACCTTATAGCGATGAAATTTCCGGTGAAATACTAGGTTCACTAAAGTTCTTTTCCAGGGAAACTAATACAATTTATGTACCTAAATTAGAGGTTGCATGGAATGATGTTAATCTATCCGGTACCGGATCTGTAACAGAAGTATCTAGTAATGAATTGTATGTACCGTATATAAAAAACTTACGTGAATCGTATAAAGAAACAGATATTGCCACGTTACGAATAGGTGCGCGTCCGGAATACCCATTAAAGAATTATAGTACTACTGAATCGCATTACTTAACTAATTATAGATTGCCTTCAGGAAGTTATTATTCCGTTAAAGATTCTATAACAGAAGAAACTATTATACCGTTTGATACTACTGCGACACAGATATCATGTGATACCAATGGTAATTACTTTAGATTACGATTGAGTACATTTATGCCAGAACGATATTATAAAATAGTTATAAAGTCGATACACGACGTTAATAACGTACAAATACATGATAACGGATATTATTTTAAGGTTATTAGATAATGCCAACAGACAATAATATAGTTAATAATAGGTTTACAAGACGACGTAATACCTACGAACACTACCCGCCAGCTACTGGCGTATATACTTACGATCAAATATCGCAAGTACAATATGACGCATTCGGAATCCCATTCTGGACTAGTCCTACAGGAACATCTGATGTTGTTAATGCTATACCACGCGACGGGTCAAATGTATTAACAGTTGATGTGCAACGTGCTGATGCATATGCAAATTATATATTAGAAAAATCATACCCAAATGTCAATGAAGATGTTTTAGATGATGTTCTAGACGAGGAGTGGAGTTATTTCGGTCCAGATCTAGGAAACAATTTAAATTTGCCAGGCATTACCGGAGACTTCCTAGTTCCATATGAAATAAATTTACCAGTTGATTTACATGATGCGTATATACAATACGGGCCAACACGTATAAGCGGACGATTGGCAAACGGAGAAGATCCTGATACAGTTGTAAGTTCAACGTTCTGCGTGTATTTTATTCAAAACAATCGCGCATATCCAATACCTAATTACAAAACATTAGAAGTACTGTTAGTCGAAAATGGTAAAACGTATAGTGATATTAAAGAAGCGTCCGTACGTGAAATGAACGACTATGATATGCGTCTAGATGGCTCATTTCTAGGAGACCAGACAACACAAGCATCGGCTGATAGTTTAGAAGAATTTAATTTTCGTACGAAACTAGATCGTAGTACTGAATGGTCAACTTTTATACGCTATAAAAGTGGTTATAAGCCAGCTGGGCCATTTAAAAGAGATCCAGGTGATTATATAAAGCCGGAAGGATATACAGGTACAAACGAAAATAATCCAGATCTGTTTACTATAGAAGATCCGAATGACATGTATTTTGATACAGCATTCCAGTTACAGACATATAAAGAAAAACTGCGTGTACAGTACGAAGGTAAAATGATTATTTACAACTGGCCTGTTCCGTATAATAATAATGACACATATGTGATTGGAGATATAGATAATGCATTAGATGATATATCACGTAGATTACGTATAATGGTACATGGATATTGGAAACAAGTAACTGATCCGGTAACAATTCAATTATACGCAGCGCAGAACGGATATGATTTGTCAGAATTAAAAACTAGCACTAATGTCATTACCACTACTACAACTGAATTTGCAGGGTTAGTTCAAGGCATTGAAACTACAACCACATCAACACCTACTCTTCCTGCAGGTGATATCTTAGATGGAGAAAATGGATTAATAAATTTATTAGTTAAAGCCGGTGGTATTACTGTAATAACAGATTTAAGTTATGTATTTGCCCCAGTATGGAACGACTTTCCGCATATCGTCGATGTAGATGATGTTAGCCCAGCTGATTATTTAGAGTATATAAATTATTGGAGTAATGGCGGTGACATGTTCAATGTCAATGAATTACAGCCATACGAGCCACGTGGCAGTGTGGCATATTATCCTTTCTCTCGTATTTTAATATTACAACAACAGTTAGTTGATCAATATCAAATTGATGCCATTACATCTCAAATCAATCAAATTTGGCTACAAGTAGCTACAAACTTTACATCGATTGAAACCGTTCTCAATTCGATACCAAATAATATAACTTCATACACTACTACAGTGTTAGGCCCGGGCGGTGATATATACAAAGTATTAAATGCCGGCGATAAATGGAAATTTGTTAAACGTAAACGAAACGACGATTTAAAAGTATTAGATGACCGTGTAAGCTTCTTAAAATTATTAGAAAAGAACAATGCAATATTTTGGAAGTTTAATAGATCAGAAGAAAATAAAATTGTATATATTTCCGGGTGGGGCCGTACTATTGAAAAAGATAGATTACGAGACCTTAAGGATTCGGATGCTGGAGAATGGGCTGCATCTGCAGCGACTAACGTTGCTGGATTATTTGCTGGAATAGGCGGTACAGCAGCGTTAATAGCAGCGCCTACCACAATAACACTGTCTGCCGCTGCTGGCGGCGCTACTTTAACTGTCGTAGCTTCAGCAGGAGCAGCCGCTGTTGCATCAGTAGCCGGTGTCGGTATATTAGTAGTAGCTGGCGCGACTGCATTATGGGGAGGATTACAAGCTATCATGGGTGAGGCGTTAGCTGATAAATACGAGTTGCCGCGTAAT